TACCTGCCTGACGCAATGCAGCCTCATTTGTCAGCGCAGACTGCACGCCTTGGCGTGAGCCACCAAAGGCGCGAGCCTGAGTGGCTCTGGCTCTGTCGGCAATGTCTTGCATCTGACGTGAACGCTCAATATCTCCCAAAGTGCCTTGGACTACTTGCTCTTCATATGGGTTGAAATAAGCGCTCATGTACTGAGAGCCAAGCTGGCCAGTCACATCCTGAACAGCACCACGGTTGGCTTGTGCAGCCGCAATCTGTTGCGGGGTGAACCCTGCCTCAATCATGGCAAGCCTTGCGGCCTCATCGGTTGTCTGCTGACCTTTGCCGCCAAGACCAAGGTTTTTGAGCTGTGCTTCAGCCAAACCATAGTCGCCAGTAAAGTCTGCAAACTGACGCGCACCCAAGCCTTCAGCGGCGGCCTTGGATCGCTCAAGGTTTGCCAAGTACTCGGCCTTGATTTGAGGATCAATTGACGTGGTGGTGGTCTGCTCTTTAGGTGCATTGGCGGCACTCACAGCGCCACCTAAAGCGCCAAGCAGTGAACCCGCCAGACTTGGATTCGCCTTGGCAAAGTCGAGGACGCTAGACCCATAACCAGCCAGTTTGTCAAAAATACCTACATCAGCCATAGCTGCTCCTGTCCCTGCTGTCGCAGGCAATGTACTTCCCATCAAGCCGCCAGCAGTGCTTGTTGCTGCTGGAGCTGCTGCGCCAACTGCTGGAGCTGCTGCACCAACTGCGGAAACCCCAAGATTTGTAGCGCCGCCAGCAGCAGATATAAGCTCTGGAGACATATAGCCCGCAGGCGATGCCGCAACGGATGAGGGGCTTGTATAGTATGCGCTAGACGTATTTGAACCAGCGGCGGCGGCAGAATCAGCGGCGGCAGTAGCCGCACCACTTACCTTGCTTATTGTTCCAGCCGTGATGCCTGCAAGTGCGGCATTCTTCAAAATATCTGATGGCTTATCACCAGAAATTGCACTTGCTCCCGCACTTAGCGCCGCCGCACCAGTAGCAGCAATAACTGCCGCACTAGCACCTGCACCTGCAATCGCTGTTCCAAGCGCAGGTATTAGAGGAGGAAAAACAAGCGCCGCAACTGCCGCAATAGGCTTGATATTTTTCTTTACCCAAGTACCAAGTTTTTTCAATCCCATTTCACGCTCCCAATTCGCCAGAGGCCATCATCTCTTTGACAATCTCTCGCGTGGCAACAAAAAACCCAATAAGCTGATAGTCAATATCGCCAGACATATCAGCCTCTTCAGCCAAACCATTTTGAACAACAGCTTGCAAAAACTGAGGATATAAAGACTTGTCCTTCAAGACTGCTTCAGCCATATTTCCAAGCTGAATCAACATATTGGGGTCAAGACCCTCTTCCTTGATTGACTCAATCAGGTCGCGTTTTGCTTGTGCTGTGTCTTGTGCTGTTGCCATGTTCGTTTCCTTTGCAGTATTCTATTTTGCGGTGCGGCTCAACGCTTACCCGCCGCCACAGCTTCCAATCTCATGACGCCAACGCGCCAATCATCCAGCAGTGCACCAGTCACAATCATCTTCACCTGACGGCCAGAGAACCGCGCATCTGTCGGCTGCGAGGCTGAATATGGACCGTGTGTTGTCTCTGTTGACGTTGGATAGAGTCGCGTCTTGAAGCTGATAGCAACCTCACCCAGCGTCTGCTCATCAGGGATCACCTGACGCACAGACATGATGTTGTCACCCTGACCAATCTCAAAGGGTCCAGACTCGGCATAGACAGTCCCGCCGTCATACGCAAAGCCGACCTCATGCTCGTAGATGTAGCCGTCAGTTGACACCATCAGAGGATTCAAATAGACACCCCGATCTGTGCCAGCCGTGCGAGCCATGGAGCCAATATTCCAGTGATTCTCGCGGTAGTTGAAAGTGACGTAGGAATCAACCTCGTTGCTGGCGCTGGATGGGTAGAACCACCAGATCTCGCCATACTTGGAATTGTGAACCGCATAAACCTTGGAGGCTTGGTTGTAGTTCAGATTCTGGAACACATAGTCAGACACATCGCAGGGCAGTGGCTTGACATAGCCGTCAAATATCCAGAAGCCTGATGAAGACATCCACATGGCGGCAGTGTCAATTGCTGCCACAGCCTGCGAGGAGATCAAGCCGCAGCCACTAGCGGCCTTCTCAAAGGAGTACACATAGGGTGCGCCGATGTAGCTGGCGGTGTGCACGTCAACGTCAGTGAATAGCAAGTTGATGCCGCGCACCTTCTTGCCAGCCTTCAACGCGCCAACTGTCTGCAATTCAAAGTCACCAGCTTGGTTGGTGGCCGCAGCCGTCCAGACAGTGTTGTCCTCTTGATCGGACCAAGACACCTTGCGGGGATTGCTACCGGCGCCCAAGGCAAACAAGAAACGCTCGGCAGTGGACATCACAGCTGCGCAACCTGTTGGCGCATTGGTGATGGCCGCCGCCAGTGTTGGCGTTGAGAATCCCAACTGCCACTCATAGAGCTTGCCATCGGCGTCAGAACAGGCCACTAGGTACTCGCCCCATGTGTCCAAGGACCATGTGGTGGCCGGTGTCACAGTGCCAGTGTCTGGCCGCGCAACGCCATAAGCAAAATTGCCGTAAGTGGAATATCCATAACCGGTCTTGATAACAGCATCGGCAACGCCAGCAGTGAAGCCTGATGGCGTGATGTCCTTCAGCGTCCCCGCCTCGTTCATGGCGTAGAGCTTGGAATGTGTACCTGCGGCAATCCAACGATCCCCGCTGTTGTCCCGCCAGGTAAGCAGTCCACGGCATTTGCCTGTCAGTTGGCTGCTGGAACGCTTACGCCACCCGCCAATTGGGCGCAGGGTATTCTCAAACCAGCGAACTAGGTTGGCGTCAAACCACCGCCCAGCAGACTGATATTCAGTGCCGTTGCGGTACACGCCTGGTGGGATTTTTAAGGGTACGAATGCCATGGCTTAATTATGCGGTTTCTGTGGACAAATTGGACACAAAGCTCAAAGTGGCAATTGCTGATGGAACGGCTGGTCTGGTGGGTGAGCTGCTGGTTGCAAAATGCTCAATACTGACGCCCACATCTGTTGGCCGCCACATGATCTCTACATAGTCATTGGCCGCCAGGCTAAAAAAGAAGTTCAGCGCGGCAATCAAATGGGATGGGTCGCCTCCTGATTTTCTTGCTGGAAGATGAAATCTGCTGTTTGAATTGTCAATGTTTGTGCCGTTCTTGCGAAACCATATATCAACATCTTGGCCATCATTGGTGGTGTTCTTGAACTGGATGCTGAATTGCAGGTTATAGATCCCAGCCTGCGCCACATTAAGCCTTGACGAATTCGACAAGGTGACGCCATTTGTGAAATCAGTGGTGTTAAACGTGACGGCATAGGCCGTGGTGGTGTTGGCCGCCGTTTGGTCTGTTCCATCTTGGAACGCGCCGTAAGGCATGTTCATCCACTTGCCGCCCCTTGGGCCAAGCAACGCACCAAACAGGTTGCGCAGCTTGTTGAAATAGACATTGAGGCCGCCATTGGTCTGTCTGAAATAGCTTTCGCTGTAAAGCACATCAGGCGTCCCCAAGTTGGGTGGCGCCGGTGTGTCGAGCTGCTGAGTCAGATTGGTTGCCATGACCTAAATTATGCGACTAGACCAGGCAAATATTGCGTCTTACCAGCTACCTTGGTAGCAGTCAGTGATTGACCTTTAAGATTTGATGGTGAGTATGAGCAATGCACCCACCCCGCATTTGGATCATCCCCGCCTGGCACCCAAAATTCCAAGATCAATTGCGTGTATTTCAGATTACTTTCAATCCACTCTGCCAGCTCTGGATTGGGAACGCCATCAATTTCAAAATCGCAGGCTTGGCCTTTGCAATGGTCTGAGGTTGCCGATCCTCCTGTGGCTTGATTCAAAGCAGAACACCTAAATCCAGATGAGATCTTGACAGGCTTGCCAAAGTGATCTCGGACAGGTTGCAATATGTTTTCGCAGAGCAAACGCAGTGACTCAATCTGCTCTTCGTTTGGCGTGTTGTCAATGTCTAGGCGTGTTGCAGTCTCTGACTTAATTAGCTCTGAGAGTTTGAAGTTTTTTGACAGATTCATTTGATACCTTTCTGTGATTCAAGGGCTTGGTTGTACAAATCGATGCAAGCATTCAGCTTGGTGATGGCGCGGTCACCCTCCTCTGCTATTGCGAAAAGAGCTTTTCCAACTTCTGGACTAAGTTCGGCTGATGCTTCTCCTCCACCACCTCCTGTGGGAGTGGGGGGATCTGCGGCGGCTTGTATGGGGCAGGACGCTTTGAGGCGCAGCTTGAGAGCACCACTATCAATAGCAGCATCGCGCTGTTTTGTAGCCATCTTTGCTTTTTCATTCGATACCCTCAGTGCATTTGCAGTTGTTGTTACAGCGTCAGCCAAAGCCTTCTCCTTGGCCCTGGCCTCGGTGTTGAGCCTGTCAACCTCGGCCTGCTGAGCCTCTTGCTCATAGTGCTTGCCGGTGCAATATCCACCGCCAAACACAAGGACCAGCACCAGCAGACCGCCAAGAAGATCCTTCATGGCTTTGGCGGCTCATCGTTGTCGCTGTCAATGTTCTCTGCCTTGGCGGTAGCCGTGGCAACAGCAGCAGACACGGCCTTGCGGCCAGCCACACCGCCCAGCACGCCAGTGCAAAGCAACATGATGTCATTGATCATCTTCGTGTATACCTTGTCGATTGGGGCCATAGATGACATCGGCTGGGTCACGAACGTCACCGAATAGATGAAACTGAAACATGAACCCAATAAGATGACAGAGATCACAAAGATCACCCAAGCCCACACGCGAGCCTCGATCTCCTCTGGAGACAGACGGTTGTTTGGTTTGTATCCGATGGTTGCCATCACTTCTTCTCCTGTTCGGGTTTGATTAACTGGTCGGGGCATGTAGCCGTTGCTGTGCAGATTGGCGGCTTGCACTCGGCAAGTTCCCAATTCTTTGGGTCTTGGCAAGGGTATCTAAAACGATCTTCGCAGCCAGCCAGCAACCCGCAGAGGATGCCAACGCAAACAGTCAGCGCCAGCAGTGAAAGTTCATGTTTTGTCATTTTTTCGCTTCTCCTGTTCCAGTTGTCTTCTTAACCGTTCTACCTTTTCCACCTCTTGTTTCACCTGATGCTTCACCTCCAAGATGTCGAGATAAAGCATTGCGCCCAATGGAAGAAGCAGAGCCACCAACACACATGCAGCGATCCAGCCCATTATGCTTTCCCCCAGCGACTCACGAGGAGAAGCCACAACCACAGGTAGAGGAGGAACATAGTAGTCGCCACCACTGCTGCCAGCTTTAGCTGGACGTTTCTTTGCTCCTGCCGTTGTAGCCATGCTGCTTCCCGCTTTTTTGCCTCCTGCTTGAGTCTAGCTTTTTCCTGTTCCTCTGAGATGACTTGACGCATCTCATAAGTCTGCGAATACAGATCAGCAAGGCCAGGGGTTTGGTAAACCATGATCTCCCTGATGGTGGTCGATAACTCCTCCATCTGCTGCCTACACATCACACGATTCATCGCGCTTTCCATCATCTGCGCGTTGCTGATGCTGGGATCGTAGACCTTGGCCTTCTCCTCCTCCTCGCGCAAATATGCGTTTAGCTGATCCTGCAAAGCCCAGAACTTACTGAGCTGCTTAATGATGTCGGCCATTGCCTGAGTCTCGTCGTAGGCAACGAACTTTTCCTTCTTTTTCGCCACAGGCTTGGACGTGGTGGCTGCTGGCTTTGGAGCAAACAGCTTTTGCCACCAAGACTTGGCGGCCTTGGCATCCCCGATAACTTCATCGACTGTGCTTTTGACTTCAAGAAAACTTGTCTTGGCCTCTTTATACAAAGAGCAAAGCTCAGTGATCCCCTTAACGCAGGCGTTGGCAGCGAAGAGGATGCTGATCGGATCAATTTCACGCGCCTATCAGTTTGTTGACAATCGTGCCGACAAAGCCTGGCCCCAACAGCACCGCACCAATTACGACATAAAGCAAATACTCAATGCGCGTCATGCGTCTATCGCCTTCAATAAAGGCTTTCTCAATGGCGGCATATCTCTCAGCGCAAACTGCTTCATGCACAGCAAAGTCCTTTTCCACCTCGTTCACCAAGGCACTCCTGTGGCTTGAACAGGATTTTTCTTCAGTTCAATCTGAGCCTCTAGAGCCGCCTCAGTTGCATCCTTATCCACACCATTTGCCCAAATCCAACCAAGGACTTGCTCTTGTGTCAGGTCGGCATAGTCCACGGTGGGAGTGCCATCAGACCATGAGCAGGTGGCATAGGTGGATGCTGAATGCTCTCCATCAACTGCTGTGGCTTGCCAGTGGGCAGTGGTTACAAATCCATCAGAGGTTTGACGGTCAAGTTGGCTAATGTTCCAAACGATTGTCATGCTGTACCTTTCAATGCGGCAATTTCTACTGCTTGTGCGTCAACGATGGCTTTGAGTTCTTGGATGGCGGCAGTCAGAGTTGCGACCAAGAAGCTGGTGTCGATACCCTGATACTTTGGATTTCCATCTGCATCAAGCTCATCTTTCTCTCCTGTAACGCAACCTTCAACTACCTCTTGCAACTCATGGGCAATAAAGCCTTGACCATTGCTTCCATCAACATTCCACTTGTAAGTTACTGGCTTGAGCAAGGCCACCTTTGCCAGTGCGCCAGTCATGGGCGCAATGTCTTTTTTCAGACGGTAGTCGGAGGAGGTGACGTAAGCAACGGTAGTATTGGTCTGTGAAATATATCCAACATCTGAGCCGCCATTTTGGAAAACAATTGGATAACCAATAGTTGAACTAGAAGTTCTATTGAAGTTTATTTGAGTTGTTGATCCACCACTTGCAAATGGCCTAATTGACAGCCCGTTTCCACCGGCACTCGTAGTCCCCACCAGCAAGTTACCGCTGGAGTCGATACGGGCTCGTTCTAGATCGTTGGTGTAGAACTTGTGTGCACCACTACCACTAGACAAGTAGTAATTCATGTCTGGTCTGGTTGCTGCGGTAGTCCTGTTGATGTATTGGATAAAACCACCATTCAACGAAACATTACCACTACCAAACTCAATGTTTTCGTTACTACCATTTGAAACAACTAAAGTTGCAAGAGGACTTGTAGTGCCAATTCCAAGTCGCCCACTCGCATCCAGAGTCATTGCTTGAGTAAGCGTTGCAGTAGCCCCTGCTGTGCCAGATGCGGCGTAATACCAAGCATGGGCATTGCCGCCACCGCCAATGGAATACAAACCACCAATACCTGTAGTTTTGTAGGTCACATTGCCCGATGTGTTTACATACAAGTTATTCCAAAGTTGTGTATTTGTTGAGGAGGCTGGGAAAACAAGAGAGCCACTTCCTGTTTCAATGGCTTTATATCCGCTTAACCAAGCACTAGGCGTAACACCAAGACCCATGTTGCCTGCGCTGTCAAGACGCATGGCCTCAGTTCCACCTTCAGAGAAAGCAATAGTGTCAGCCGCAGGGAAGAAGATGCCTGTGTTGGTGTCGCCATCGTTTGTAATGGATGGTGTTGATGCAGAGCCATCAGCAAACTCAACAGTCGCACTGCCAGTAACAGTCAAAGTACCAGCCACAGCCAATGTCTTGCCAGAACCGACATTCAAGCCAACTGAAGTGCCTGTGCCAGCAGCTGCAAAGACGGCGTCAACACTGTCTAAGTCAGTATTGATTTTTGTCCCCCAAGTGTCTGTTGATGCACCGACTTCAGGCTTTGTGAGTAATAAATTGGTGGTTGTGGTATCTGCCATGATGAAACTCCTATGCGGCCTCTTGCCAAGTGATTGAATTGTCTTCTAAATCTGTCCAAGATTCTGATGAGTCTGAAACAGGTGTCCAGCTCTCAGATGAATCAGCGACTGGTGTCCAGCTTGCCGATGTGTCTGAATCCGGCGTCCAGCTCTCGCTGGTGTCTGGAATGGCTCCCCAGCCAAATCCAATCATCACGCCAACAGCGCAAATGGACTCAACGCCGGTGATCCCAATGGATACGACATTGCCAACAGTGCCAACAGATCCTGTGCCTTCGACGCCAGTGATGGCTTGGAACGAAATAACCTCTGCGCCCATCGTGCCAACAGCGCCGGTTGCGGCATTGCCGGTGATGGCCGTGGTGCTTGTGACGCCAACCGAGTCAACGGCGCCAGTCGCGGCGTTGCCAGAGACATCAACTGCCCTGGTAGCCGTGACGCTGCCAACCGCCAAGGTTGACGCATTGCCGGTGACGGCATTGGTGGATGTTGCCAGTACAGAGCCAACAGCACAGGTGGAAGCATTGCCAGAGATTGCGATGGAAACTGTCAGCCCGACTGTGCCCACATTGCCTGTGGCAATGTTTCCATCCTCTTGAACAGAGATGTTCTCTAATAAATTGCCAACCGCCAAGGTTGACGCATTGCCGCTGATAACGACATTGCCTATGCCGTAGACGCCAAGCCCGTAATAGCCTGTTCCATATGCAGCCATGCCGCTGCCCCTGCTTTAAGCCAGCCTGATCAGGCCAGTGCTTGCATCGTTGGTCGGCATGGTCAGGGTGAATGTCCCAGCAGTCACTGTCTGACTGCCGAATGTGTGGACGCTGACTGCCTTGTTTGATTGGGTCGAGTTATAGATCAGGACCGCATCAAATGCTGTTGACAATGTGACGGCTGAGTAGCTGATGCTGGCGCTTGGCGTCACAAAAGCTGTCGTGCCACTTGTGCTTGGTGGCGTGCCAAATGTCACTGTCACGCCGCCTGCGGTGTAGCCTGTGCCTGTCACCTCACCTGTGGAGCTGTAGGCCGTGGTGGATGCGTTGACGGTGGCAGAGGCCAAGTACAAGGCGGCCTTGAATGTGTCGGCGGTGGTCGCTGCGCGAACAACACCAGTACCGAAATTGTGGTGGCCGACCAGCAGCTCGCCTTTGAAGCTGGTGCACATGGCTTGTGTATTAGCGATGATAGTTCCCCTTAAATTTGTTGACTGATGCCGTCAGCAAAGACACTGCTTTTGAGAGCCATGTGGACAGACCGATGCACCATCTCGCCATCTAACCAATACTCTACCCAGCTCGTTGTCTCGGTATCGTTGTCGAGAGAGCCTTCACGCTTTTCAAGCAGTGACTCGTCCATCTCGCCCTTGGTGGTGGTAATCATCATCCAAATGTCCTTGCTCTTGCCAAAATCGCACCGCCCGATGTAGAACCGCGATCATCTGCAATCTGCAACTGATCTAGTCCTGCCTGGTAAAGCGATGACCACACTGGGATTCTCGCATCGTCTTGCAGGTATGGCGCGGCCTGCAACAAAGCGCCGTAAAGATAAACGTCAGGCGCTTGTGTCAGCAGCCAGTTGGTTGCCACTATGGATGACAACTTTGTCAACTTGGCGTAATAGACCAGCTCTGCCGTGTATGCGCCATCAGGAATTGGAAGCAATCGGAATTGGTTTCCAACCACCGAAAAATACAGTGGCTTACCGCTGGACAAGTAGGTGGTGTTGGCCAACTGATCCATGGCGTCAATGGTTTGAAACGTCAGGTTGGTCACTGGATTGGTGTTGATCTTGATGGCCTTGGCCTCCAAGAAGTCATCAGGCACAGTGCCATATTCAGCAGCAGCCGCAAATGACGCATTGGCTCGCACAATCATCTGGCGGGTGCGAAGCTGGCGCTCGATCTGAGCCTCTGCCAGGCTGATGAAGTCGGGAATGGTGGACGTCAAATCCTGCCGGTTGAGCCAATCAGCCAGAGAGGTTTTTAGTTCGTTGTATGTCGTGAGTGCCATTAGGTAACCTTTTCCTTTTCCTCAACTTCACGCATCACCCAAGTATGATCATGCTTGAATTCAAACATCCCAATGTGGCCTATTTCCTTGCTCACATCGTGATCAATCCATATCTTAAAGCCTGCCTCTCTGGCTTTCTTACAAAAGAAAACATCCTCTCCAATGTACCCGCGCTTGTCATGCCGCCAAGGTGTTTCAAACCAAGGCTCTGACAATGCCGCAAACACATTGGCCTTGATCAGCATCACACCCATACCAACTGATCCAACCTCTTGCAGGCCAGTTGTTTCTGGCATGGTATATACCAACTCGCGCTCGCCATTCTCTTTGTAGATCTGTGCGGTTGGTCCTGTAGGCATACGGCGTCTGGCGCAGTTGGTCGCCACAATGTCCAAGTCATGTTGTAGCAAACGCTCAATCATGTCATGTGGAAACCGCATATCTGAATCAATAAAAAGCACATGAGTGCATTTTTCACGCATCGCATCTAGGCACAATTCAGCTCGCTGATTGGCGATAAGCGTACCCTGCGATATTTTCAAACTGATGGCATCATTGGTGTTCAATGTGTGATTAGCCACCATGTTGACAAGGTCATAGGTAAACATGGTGTGAACCATGTCACGCGCTGGTGTGCATACTGCGATGTATTTCATACTTGTCCTGGTCGTACTCGGAAAAATCTATTCTCTGGATCATTAAGCCAACGCTTCATATATTCCTGATCTTCGAGCTTGCCCTCTGCTTTGAGTTGTGCATATATAGACATTGGAATGCTTGCAACGCGGTGAAACTCACCCTTCCATCCAGCACGCTCATCAACAATATTGAACTCTTGCTTGTTCTCTTCAATGATGTCTGTTACATCCTGCTGAGTCTGAATCGTTGCCTCATCAGTCTCAGGGTTGTAGTGCCAGTAGCGTGTGATGCCCTGATCTTTATCTTCGTTGAATATTCTTTTTTCCATGTAAAAAAAAGGGGGGATTGCTCCCCCCTCTTCCTTTGCTTCGTTTAAGAAGTTACCAAGTCTGCTGCCAGACCGTGTGCGTTTTCTGCTAACACTTTGTGGCCCCATTCGACGAGCAGCATACGTTTTTCGGCGTCGCCGGTCTTTGCCAACTCGACTTGTTGGTAAGGACGCAGGACAACCATTTTTGCGTACTCAGGATCAAGCACCCAAGCGTCACGCTCGCGTTGGAAGCGGTTGGGTACGACCTGAACTTGGCCGAAGTCGCTGACGTAGATGTCCGCGGCCCCGATGATGGTTGCAGGACGATCACCGCCATTGATGTTGTAGCGAGCAGATGCGATGCCGGTGAAACCTGACACGCGCTGCTTGTTGACAGGACCAACCATCAAAATCTTAGGTGTGCCGCCTTGTGTCCATACTTTTTGAATCACATTCTTGAGAATGGTTTCAGTGAAAGTACGCACAGTGCCGTCAGTGCGAGCTGAGTTAGGCAGGGTGGTGTAGCTAGGATTTACGCCGTTGGTGGTGTCATAGTCCACGTTGGTCTTGATGTAAGCCTGCAAAGAAGCAGTCACGCGAGCTGTGGTGGTGTTACCAGCAACAGCAATGCCGCCGTTCAACATCACAAACTCTTGGTCACGCTTCAATTCAGAACCGCGCTTGGCGATCTGATAGGCCAACTCAGAACGGCGGCCTGCTTTGTTGACAACTTCTTCAGTGTTCGACAAGATAATAGTCTTGCGTGAAATCTGAGCGTAGTTGGTCAAACGAACAGTCGCTGTGACTGAGTTGAAAGTTACATCATCACCTTCCAGTTGAGCATTGGCCGCAGCTGAATCAAGTGAGTCTGTTTGATACTCAAATAGAGTATTGGTGATATTTTCACGTCCAATGTTGGACATGTAGGGGGTTTCTTCGGGAGAAATGTTTGTGATCACATTGCTCAAGTCTTCACGAATACCCTTTGCAGAGTAGGTCGTGAACGTGTTCGTTACGATAGCCATGATTTTTCCTTATTTCAAAAGTTGAAAGATTGCATTGGCCGCATCATCGACACGGCCAGTTTTTGCGACGCGCTGCTGTGCTCGCATTGCTTCTGTATTGCTCGAAACTCTCCCTGCTGCACCAGGCTTGGCAGGTCTTGGGCCGTTATTGGTCACAGGCTTGATCTGTCCACGCTTGGACATCATCTGGTCGTAGAGTGCTGCTTTACGCAACATCACCACAGCCCTGTGGTCAACAACATTCTTAAGGTCATCAGGGGTGAATCCGATCTTTTGACCGAATTGAACAAGCATTGCCTTCTCAGCTTGAGCCTTCTTCGCGTCCTTCCACTCAGGGATTGCCGCCACCAAAGCCTCTTGCTCTTGAGCCAACAACGCCTCGCGCTGTTGTGCCTGCTCTCGCTGGGATAACTGAGCCAGCCGCTGCTGTTCGGATTGAATAGCCGCTGCCTTCTCTTGATTCTCCCGCATCACTTCGCGCTGCCTCACCCACTCGATGGGGTCTTCTTGATAGAGACGATCCCAATCGACTTGAGGCTGCGCCGCCTGCTGAACCTGTGCCTGTAGAGCACCTAACAATTGAGCATACTGCTCACGCTCGGCACGCACCTCTTGCAACTCTGCCTCGGTCTGTTTTCTGACCTCCGCAATTTGCTGAGTCTTGCGCGTGTAATCCTGTGTCCTTGAATATCCCTTCTGAAGTTCGTCCAGCGTCACATCGACTTCTTTACCGTCAACCTTGACGGTGAAGACTTGTGGCTGTTCTTCCTCCTCGGAATCTCCCTCTTCATCGGATTGTTCGGAATCAGTTTCATCACTGGATGCGTCTGCATCGTCCAGCAACTCCTCATCTCCCGCCGCGCCCTCTTCGGGCAACTGCGCCTCGCGGTCTTCCTGTTGTCCCTCATCGGGCAGCAATCCCTCAAGTGCATTGGCTGCTTCAGCCACATTCATTGGACCCTGTGCTGCACTGCCTGCTGGCGTTGGTGCTACTGTCTGCATGGTCTATTTTCCTATTTAAACAAGATTCTTCTGCGCACGCTCAATGGCGCGTTGCGCCACCTTGCCGTTGTCCACCATCTTGGTGGCTTCAATTCTAAAATTTTCAATGGCTTTCAGCATTGACCAAGCAATTTCGCGCTTTGCGCTTTCTTCGGGTTTACTCGACTCGAAAACCCAATACTGGTCATGTCGCATCTTTTCCAAAATCGCCGAAAAGACCTCGTCATGCATTAACTGGTCAGCTTTTCGGCCTTTGCGTACTGCGTCTTCACTCATTGAGCCATTCCACTAAGGTTGATGGGTGGAGGCACATTCGCCGCTGTCTGCACCGCCTGGTTGACGATGGCCGCCTGCTGCTTCATGGCCTCACGATCTAAATTCTGCATCGCCGTGATTTCGGCAGTGCTGATTGCTGTCCCATACTTTAACTCAAGTTCGTATTTCTTGAGCATTAAGTCCTGTGCCAGTTGATCTCTTCGGTAATCATCGTCTCGGATCATCTTCTCGCGCTGCAACTCCAGCTCGGCAGCCTTCTTCTGGATGTCGGCTTGGATTGACTGAGCCTGCACCTGTGCCAGCACCTGCTCTGGCGTCTGCTGTGGCTGCTCCTGCGGCATCTGGAAGTCGGCAGGCAAGGTGTTGAAGTAGCTGGATGCGTCCTTGTAGCCTGACAACTCGATGGCCTTTTGCAGGGTGCGGATGTACATGGGCAGGGACGCGATCTGATTCATCGGGCCAAACTGGGCCATGATCTGCTCTTGCTTTTGCATGATGATGTTCAAGGCGTTGATCTTCTCATTCACATCGCCATTGCCCAAGCCAATATTGACATTGACATCCATGCTGGCATCCCAAACGCGAGGATCAATCTGCACCCACTCGTTGCGCAAACGCACCATGCGGGGCTTGTCTTGGTGGGTGGTCATGAGATACAAAATACCCTTAAAGAGCTTCTTCATGCCCTCGGCCAAGATCCGAGCTTGCAGCTCAAGTCTTGACTGGCTGGCGCTGACGGTGGCCGCAACCGCTGCTTTGGTAGTTGACTGCAACGCATCAGGGTCCAATCCCATCGCGGCCTTAGACATGCCGGTGCGGTCTTCACGCATCTGGTCCATGTAGTCCATCATGGCAAAGGCAGGCTGGCCGACAAAGGGTGAGCTGAACGGCTGCACCATGCCTGGTGCACGCATCCGAATGATGGCGCCAGTCTCGTTGTTCAGCACATCATCAATGTTGACCTGTCCCTCGACCACCGCAGTTCGCGGATGGATTGACTGCGCCAGTGAGTCCAAGGTGTTTCGCATGATCTCAGACTTGATCTCTTGGATGTCATGCGTGATGTCAAAGATCGACATGGCCTCCAGCGGGGACGTGTGTGGCTCTGGGTCACAAGGGAAGTCCACAAAGGGGATGTAGCTGGCTGGCAGGTTCCTGACCATGGTGTAGCCAGAACCCATGCAGCAAATCTTGCGCAGCTCGGGGATGCCGTCACCATCAAAGTCCACGCGCATATAGGCTTCAATGTACAGAACCCTGCGCTGCATGGGATTCAAGCTGTCTGCGGCGCCAAAGGTGGTGCTCAAAGGCTGGCGTGCCAAGTACTCGTCATTGCTGTCCAAGTCGGTGCTGGAGATGTTTTCCTCAATCTCGTCCTGGTCATAGCCCATGCCGATCAGGTCAGAGACAGTCGCCATCTGGCGGTGGGCAATGATGCCGGCATCGTCAAATGAACGTGCTCGGCGGTCCAGAATCAACTCCTCTGGCGGCACGGCCATGATGCGAATGCGGCCATCTCTGGTGTTGCGCTTGATCTCAACGTCATGGATCATCGGCACAGGCATTGGTAAGCCAGTGGTCATGTCCATCTGCGGCATCGCACCAGGCTCTGGATAGCTCACCACAATCTTGACCTCTGCGCCCTCTTGCATCAGCACCTGCAATGTCTGGTCATCCAAGCCAGAATATTCCTCAATCTTGACCTCTTCGACCTCTTCCCACCAGTACTTGGCGATGCCACACTTGCGCACCAAGCTGTCCTTGAACAGGGCATAAGTGGTCATAAAGCCATTGTTGTCGGCGGTGAAGATGTAGTTGGCGTAATCAGTCGCCTGCTGCGCACCGGCCACATCTTCAGGGCCGCGAGGCATGTATTCCACGACATTCTCGGTGGAGAAAAACACCTTCATGAGGCTTGGCAGCATGGCCGAGACAGTGTCTCGCACCTCCATCGCCACGACTTGCGAACGGCCATCTTCCTCATTTCCAAAGGGGTCGCCGCGGTAATACTCAGTTCCCTTGGCTCGGATGGGGGAGACATCGGAGTCGATGTAGCTGACGGCATCTTCCAACTCGGCAGAGACAATGCCCTGCAACTCGGTGTCGTCCATCGGCTCAATGGCCGCAATGTCGGTGGTGATATTCATGTCGTTGATCATTTCTTGTTCCTTGCAGATATGGCTTTGGCCTTGGCTCGCGCATCTTCTTTGCTGGACGCGCCCCACGCCTTCAAACTCAGCAGCAACCGTGTAGGCTTGCCGTCCTTCATTTCGGGGCCAGGCATGTTGCCCATTCTCGCAAGGAATGATGCCCTGCGCGGGTTGTCACCCGACTTCACAGGCGCTTTCAGATTCATGCCCTCGGCCTTGGCGCTAGCGCGTCCCTTGGCATTTAGGCCGCCACTCGGACTCTTCCCCTCTTTACGCTGCCACGCCGGTGTCTTCATTTGTGAACCCTTTAATTGTGGACAAAAAGTATTTGCGGCAACTTCAACACTGAAATGCCTTCATGGCTTCTCAATATGTCTTCAAAGTAGGTGGCATCTCCATCATGAGATTTGTCTTGGAACCCTACTTTTTTTGCCATTTTAGTCCTCACAATTGCTGAACTCACATCAATTGATCCGCGCCGATAATCTGTCTCAAAATATGAATAAGGGGGCAAGTCGCGCCCACCAGGTCGATTGTGAGAATGCACCATGTCAAAGAGCACCACATCAGACTGCCCCATCACGCCGCCCAAATACTCAGCAGCCTTGGGGATGAAATAGTTGTCGGCATTTGTAATCAACAAATAATCTCCCTGTGCCTGATCAATTCCAATTTGGCGCAAGGTGTGACCATAGTCACAGTGCCTATCTGGTGTGCAGAAGAACTCAATCTGGTCGGGCTTGGCATCAGCGAAACCTTGCATGATCTGCATGAATTTCTCATTTGGCCCGTCATGGATAACCTTTAACCGCCAATTGCTGACTGTCTGGTTTATCCAAGACTGCACAAAAACGCACAACTCTCCCTCTCGCTCAAACGCCACCGCAACGACATCAAGAACCAAACCAGTCTTTTGCATATTTCGGCCTGTTCTTGCGGATCCACGGCACGGCCTGCTGAGTCAGCCGGTTGCCGTCCATGCCAATCGTCTGGCTTCCAACGTGGTGCACATAAGACCGGCTCAGGTAATGATGAAAGCCAGCGGCACGCAAATCCTCGCAGTGCACGTCATCGGAATACCAGTTCAAAGGGGGAAACTTGAAGCACTCCCACGCATCGCGGCCAATCCATGAAAAGATGGGACTCAGCACCTCCATGGGGACAATGGCGTCTTCATATGGGTACTTGAAGTAGTGCAACTTCTGGTCAAATGGGTTAGAACGCACATTTTGCACAGGCGGCGCAGCGTCACATCTTGCCGCCACCCAGCCAACAGGCTCACCAGTCTCGGCCTTCAACTGCGCCACGTCTTCCAGCAAATGCTTGTAGCTGGTGGGCGTCAACACAATATCGTCATTGGCGCAGATCACAGAGTCAAAGCCGTCAGCAAATGCGCGGTCCATGACGTCGTTGTAATCTTCCCCGAAATTGCGCGGCGTGCCAAAGATCTTCAGGTCAGTGTCATAGCCGCCAATAATGGACTCGGGTCCGCGCAAATAGACAGGCACTTCGGGACAGTACTCGGCA